AATCAATGGCAAGCAAACTCTGGTGGATTATTCTAACAGAATCATCAAGCAGCGTAGTTTCCCCTGGTACAACCCAGATTACAAAGTTCTCCAGACTCTGTGGAATCAGATCCCAGCAGATGACAGAGCAAAGCTGTCACAACTGCGTTCTGACAAGTGGGGCATAGCCATCAAAGATGTAAAAATGAGTCCAACAAATAGCCTTGAGAGTGGAGAAATCAGAGTTACACCAGTGAAGAAGAAAACTCCGTGGAAACCTCGCGATGGTAAATACTGGGCAGATGAAGAAGATGAAGAATCTCCCTCTAGTTATGCAAGTGCCAAATCTGCCAGAAGTCCTACTCCTGTATCTAAAAGATTGCCAGCTCCTGTTTCATTGAAGGAACGAGCCCCAAGTCCAAGTCCATACTCGAAGGCAACTGTGCCAATTTCATTGAAGGAACGCACTCCACCCCCAGCTCCTGTTTCCAAGAAGGAACTTGCTCCAAACGCGACATCCCTTGACAAAGTTAATTCCAAAGGTCGGAAAGTGTTCCGGGACATAATGGGGCGCACGTATGTGGAGCAAAATGGAAAGAAGGTGTATGTAAAGAAACTATTCACGCCAAAGATTGCTGATCAGAAGCATCTTACAAGCCCGATGATCGATACGGGCAAGATAGATGCTAAGAAACGTAAAGTGTTTAAAAACTCCAAGGGGCGTACGTATGTGAAGCAAGCAAATAAGAAAGTGTATGTTAAGAAATTGTTCACTCCACAGGGAGATATTAAGGAAGTTAAGGAAGTTAAAGTTATCAAGGAAGACAAAAAGAGTCCAAAGATAAACACTGGCAAGGTTGATGCCAAAAAGAGGAAAGTATTTAAGAATTCCAAAGGACGCACACATGTGATGAATGGTCCCAAAAAGGTGTATGTTAAAAAACTTTTCACACCCAAGGCTTAAATAAATAACTTAAGGAAAAAAGTGCTTCATTGATATCACTCATACCAATGAACAACGATCTCCTCCAACGCCTGCGCGAAGCTGCCCTTTCTCAAATCCACGTGGGAAATGAGTTCAAGAAAGCAGGACGGGCTTACAATCAGAATGGTTCCAGATATTTTACATATGTTCTCCTCCTCGAAAATGGAGGCAAGAATGACAAGATATACGTTGGCGATACCGATAACATCTACTCCCGACTACTTGCTCATATAGAGCTCAGCCCCAGTTCGGCCGCATGGGTGAAGAAGCACGGTCCCGTCAGACGCATTTTAGAAATAACATATGATGCCCAGCCAGGTGCAGAGAAGGAACGGTTCCTTGAGTATGCAAGCATCTTCGGATTTCCAAATGTCCGAGGCAGTTGGTGGTGCCGTACAGCAGATGCGAGTGCCCCATACTTTCTTGATGAATTTGTACGCGGAAAGGTGCCGCATAATTTCATGAGCAGATCTGAAATCCACCAAATCGAAAAAGATATTAGGAAGATTGCCGCAGAACGCCTGGAAGATTAAATGTCATTTGATCCAGGTAATTCTAAATATATAAATAGGAAGGTTTGTGTCTTTCGTCTATCAAACAATCAAACAACCAAAATGTTCCTCTATAACCGCCCATCAGACACGTCGGCAAATGGCTGCTTCTGCGAGGTGCCAACTATCATTTATGACTCGCAAATGGGCACTGAAATTTGCGCTGCCTGTGGAGTTGTGTTGGAAAGCGTGCTCGACGAGTCGCCAGAGTATGGCTATGATGAGAATGGGACTGACATATCATATGCATCCTCTTTCTCCGGAGTTGTTATCCAGACCGATAACGCGCTCACAAACAAAATTCAGAAAACCATGATGACTTCCGCAGATGTGGAGTCGAGCGAAATGAAGAAAACAATTCACACCATTTGCGACGCTTTCCACATCCCATCCCCTAATACCATCAGGGACACTGCGATTGAGCTGGCTTCGAATCTGCGTGAAAAGGTAAAGATATGTGGAAAGAAGAGGTATGCCTGCTATGCAGTTGCGGTTTACTTTGCCTGCAGCCTCAGCCACGCAAAGCGGGAACTTCGGACATTCCACACGGTGTGCTCAGTTGAAATCAAGAACCTCAACTTTGCAGTCAAGACTTTCCGCCAGTATATTGGTGAGCAGCTCGTTGAAAAGAACAACCCTCATGATGCTCTGATTTCGTCAACTATTGCCAAGTTCAGCATCTCAGAGGAGCACAAGAAGACACTTCGTAAGTTGGTCCTCAACATGGCAGAACAGAACACGGACATCTTCGACTCTGGACGCAAGCCACGGACGATCATTGCTTCGCTCATCATGATTAACGTTTTTCGCAGCGACGTCCCTCTTGACATACGTGAGATTGCTGATGTCATGCAGATCTGCCACTCGTCTATTTCTTCAGGAGCAAAGGACCTGTCTAAAACTTATAATATCGAATTCTGAGGGTTTTAAACAGCGATCGACTTGGTCATATCGTCACATCTTGTAATAACTTAACTAAAAATATCATCTGTGTAAGAAAGAATGCTCACCTTTATCAACACCTCAAACCGTTGCTGGTTCAACGCGGCTATCCAGGCAATCCTGCATGTTCCACAGCTGGCAAACATAATGCGAGAAAGTATTTACCAGCAGATGCTATTCACAAAGAGGAAAAACGCAGCAACATTTGCAGATGAACTGTCAAAGCTTGCTAAGACCTATTGGGATTCCTTTGAGCATGAGGACTCTGCAGATATTTCAGCACTGTTGGAAATATTCACCAAGATAAACCGCAACTTTGCCGGGAAGAAACAATATGACGCCACGGAATGTTTCTTGAAGATAATCGAAACTCTCGAAACGGCTTTTGTTCCTAAACCACCCGCCCCACTGCCAGACACATGTGACACCGAGGAGTGGTTGTCCTACACTGGCGATTTTGCACCCACTTTCATCTCGGATATTTTCCTTGGTCAGGCAAAACAACAGCTCTCCGACGGGTCTACAACATTCAATCATTTCACGGGCATCACGGTGTCAGGCCAACACTCTACTATTTTCAATGGTATTGGCGAGTTTTTGAATGACCCAGACACTGGTATCGTCAGAAATATCACCAAGTTTCCTTTAATTCTCCCAGTAATCTTTCAGAGGAGCGAAGAAAGGAGCTTTGTTGATTACAATACTACCCTCCAACTTGAGTCTGCAAACTATGATCTCTTTTCCATCCTTCTTCACGTGAACAATTCTCATTGGGTGACTCTTGCCAAGGGGCCATCTGGTTGGAATCTGTTTGATGATGAAAAAATTACAAGCATCACAGACATCAATGCACTCATTCAACGAGACGCAATTATGTTACTTTTCAAGAAAAGTAACTGATATATCGACAAAAAATGATTTTTATATGAACTGAAATCACTATATACAAATGACAATTTGCAAGCACCCAGAGTGCAAGAAACAAGCATTATATAACACCAAAGGTTTCAAGGCCAGATGGTGTAAAGTACACAAAACATCAGAGATGATTGATGTTGTTCACAATAAATGCGTGTGTGGAAATCGTCCGAGTTTCAATCTTCCCGAAGAAACTGTGGGGATTTGTTGCAAGGAGTGCAAGACATCATATATGATAGATGTTAATAACAAGAAATGCCCGTGTGGAAAACAGCCAATTTTCAATCTTCCAAAAGAAACCGTGGGGATTTGTTGTGTTGAGTGCAAGATGCCAGGAATGATTGATGTTGTCAACAAGAAATGCCAATGTGGTAATCGTCCGAGTTTCAATCTTCCAGGAGAAACCGTGGGGATTTGTTGCAAAGAGTGCAAGACACCAGATATGATAAATGTCGTGAGCAAACTATGCCTGTGTGGAAAGCAACCGAGTTTCAATCTTCCCGGAGAAACTGTGGGAATTTGTTGCAAAGAGTGCAAGACATCATATATGATAGATGTTGTGAGCAAGAGATGCCCGTGTGGAAAGCAGCCAAGTTTCAATCTTCCGGGAGAAACCATGGGGATTTGTTGCTTGATGTGCAAGACGCCAGAGATGGTAAATGTCGTCGACAAGCGATGCCCTGGATACAATGGTGTAAAGTGTCCAGTAGGATATCTTCTTAACAATGGGTGTGAGTATTGCCTGTCGTGTGACCCGGACAACTCTCGACGGGACAAGTTCAAGAAATATGAAAACGCATTCTTCAAGCACATCCAAGGAAAAATTGATATTAAACGCAGGGAATTCATCGTCAAATATGACCCTCTGGAGACTACCAAAAAATGGGCGCGTCTGGACGGCATCGTGTTTGGTGATGGCATCATTGTGTGTTTGGAAGTTGATGAAAACGGACATGAAAGCTACTCGTGCGACGAGTCTCGAATGTACATGGTGACTGCTGAACTTCTCAAGGAGTATCCGCATACTGATGTGTGCTGGGTCCGCGTGAACCCCACTACCAAGCACAAGAATCCCTGGGGCATTGCTGCAAAGCGGGTCCGCGCCGAGCGATTTGATGCCGTGATTGACAAAGTGAACGATGTTTTAAGTAACAAGACAACTGATATTGTGTTTATCGGGTTTGATTAACTGATATATCGACACTTCTGATGTTTTAAGAAACCCATGTAACCATAACATATACACAATGACTTCGTATTACAAGTGCCACTGTGGGTACAGCACCAAGAACAAGGAATACGCAGGGTTCCACAACCACAAGCTTTGCCAAGCAACTGAATTCAAGTCTGAGTATGAGGGGGCTGGGGGTCTCATTTACTTTTCCAAAAACGGAAAGACCTCTTCGTTTGGCAAGTGGTACGAGTCCGAGGAAAGGCTCCTGGCCACATTTGCAGGTCATGAAGTCAAGTTCCAATATTATTACAACTGTGACATGGAGTTCACTCGGCTCCGGAGCCGTGCTGTGCAGCTTGGTCTTGTATCCAGCGAATGTCCAACAATGATTGTTCGCAATGATTCTGCTGAGAACCTGTTCAATGAGTTTTGATTTCTGATTACATGTAATTACGATTGCACAAATTTAATAATTTCCTCAAACTTGATATTCTCGTCAATGTTGGCACGGGTCTTCTTGAAAGTTAAAAGATCATTAGCCTGCAGCTTGTCTGGCCTGTCGTGCAGAGCATGCCAGTTGCCATTCTCGTACGCGCACTCCACAATCGTTCCGACCAGGAACAGCTTCTTGGACATGTCGATTTTGCCCACGGGGACATTTTTGCCAACTTCAGGGTCGTAGATCCCGATGGTTCCACGGCCATCCAGAATGACAAAGTCCACAGTGTGGGTGCCTTCGGGCTTCAGCTTGTAAAAATGAAAATTCCTGCCATATACCACAGGGTCAGCCACAGGAACCAGTACAACACCGTCACAGTGATATGTAGACTCTGCCTTGGCAAGACGCTTGCAGACGTCGGGAGCATCCAGGGGGATCCACTTCTTGACCATAATTTTAACGGGGTCATTGGGGTGTGCGCGGAAAGACTTCATCGACCGCTGCATCGCAATGATGCGGCCATCCAAAGAAAGCTGAGACACTGTGATGCCAGACACGACAACGGCATCAAAGAAAATAAAGACCGGGGTCCCAGACTTGTCCACTGTAACCTCGCCATCAAAAATGCTCCCCTGGAAAAGCACACGTGGGATACACTGGAGGGGCAGGAGGTAAACACTCATCGCACGGTCGATGATGACACACAACTTGATGTCATACAGGCGCATGCAGCACAGCATAAAGCGAATACCATCAGTCTTCTCGGCCACCACATAACCCGACTTCAACTTGTACATCTCGGAGCGCTCAAGACTGACGGGGTTGGGACCAGGGAGACGGTTCCTCGGGTGGTCGTCCATTGACAAACGCTTCATCTCGGCAATCACATCAACAGATGCCTTGCCGGTGACTTTGTGGAGCTTGATGGTCGTGCCATTGACGACAATGCTGGAGCGTTCAGTGGAGATCATTGTTGTTGGTTGGTTGGTTGGTATGGAAATGCTTTTTTTAAGCTATATAGACTTTTCTTCTCCAGGGTCAAATGACACTTGTGCATGAAATGCAAGATTTGATATTCTATTATCCTGATTTCATGTTATCCTGATTTCATGTTATCCTGATTTCATGTTATCTTGATTTCATGTTATCTTGATTTCATGTTATCCTGTTGATGTATCTTGTGTATTTGATAATTGTTTACATGGGGTGATAATCAAGCATTAAACTTCGGGGGCATTTTCAGAGGCATTGTGCAGGTAGCGTTCCTCAATAAGTTCCTTCTGCAGCGGAGTGTAATTCCAAGTGGTACATTATTACAAAAAATATCTCAAGACATTTTGTAACAGTTGACAGTGACACAGAAGCCAAGAACACACAAAGTTTAGCCTGCCTTGCGCTGGGACCGTAACCTACTCTTGGCAATATTCAAGTTAATTTGCGCATTTTCAGTCTTCAGATTTATCAGTTTTTTCTCCTTTTTCAAAATGTTCATCTTGTTTTTCATACTCAATTTAAGAGTGAGCTTGGTCTCATTGTTAAATCTTTTCTTTATTTCATTTTCAGCCTTCTGAACAGCATTTCTCTCTTTCTTCAAATCTTCCATCTTCTTCTCAATACGCTTCACGCGATCGTGGGACCTGTTGAGAGCATCGAAATACTTCTTGGGAATGTCTTTCTTTTCAGCACGCGGGGAGTGTCTCACAGTCTTTGTCACGGGATGGCCGCGACCCTCACCAGGGATATGTTTTACGGATGTCAAAGGTTTTCCTGCATTGTTTGCCCATGAAACTTTCTTTGCTGGCGCCATATACTAAGAACATAGATTAAATGTCATTGGGAATCCAAGGAAGTTTGGTTGGCTTGGCGCAATCAGGGCACGCTGGAAGCTGAGTCGGTTTGGCACAACTAGGGCACGCTGGAAGCTGAGTCGGTTTTGCACAACTAGGGCACGCTGGAAGCTGGGTTGGCTTGTTGTCTTCAGGGTTGTAGATGGGCTGCATTATCTCAGGAAGTTTGCTTCCGCCATTTTTGAAGAATTTCTTGAATGCCACATAACAGACATACAGAATTACAGCCGCTAGAAGCGCCAACACAACAGGATGCTTGATTGTTTTTACAACGGTCTTCATAGAGGCATTCATTATCTATATAAATATGCAAATATTTTTTAAAGGTGTCATTTGACCCAGGAAAAGAAAAGTCTGTATAAACTAACCAAATTGATTTTACATTAAAATCAGTATGAAGTCTGCAAAGGAAGTTATGCTGGTTGACATCACAAACGGAGTTTATCAAAATGTTAAAAACATTATAGCTTCATTTACTGAAGCAAAAGAAACCGATTCGGAGCTCAGTATCATCGTAGATAATGACTATATCTTTAATATCAATATCAAGATACAAAAAGATGAACTTCTCAAAGACTTTATTAAAACATGTTATTCAAAGGATGAAAAAACTATGACCGTGTTGGAATTCGAACAAGAACTTCAAGAAATCATATCTGAGTCGAGAGTCGTATGTTGCGAACACAAAAGCCTTCAGAAAATTGAAGATGCCAAGTGTTATGAGTTGGCAAACATAGTACGACCAAAAATCAATACTATTGAGATTGGCACCCGTGTCAAAGTTGAAATATTCAAACCACAGACGTTCATAGTTGCGGAAGTCGAGAGGATGAGCATTGAACAACTGTTTTATTCCGCTTCGGTTCATTATATATTTGATGTGATGGGAGATGATGATATGTTGAGTCATGCTTTGAATGAGCGTCCTCCGATATTTGATGAATGCTATCGTACATCATCGGTGGATCGCGTCAATAAATCCTTAAAATTCATGGCCTCAAATTTTGAGAATCATGTAGATATCGACGCTTATATCAGAACGTTCAAGCGTTCGTGTGTGATGAATCTGGAGACAGAGGAGTCAAATGTTTTTCATGATGAAGTCAAGCTCATCATGACAAATGAAGCAATAGAAGATCGGAATAGATATGGAACCATGATCTCAAAGAATTTTCATGAAGAACTTCTCCCCCTTGCGTGGCATCCTTCACGGCACCAAGAGTGGTGTCTTGCTTCTGATGAAATAGAATCTTTATCGTCACAATGGAAAATCTAATTTTAATTGTGTCAATAAATGCTGAACATGTAAAGAAAAATAACTTAAACATACTTAAAAACTGTGTGAGTTATGAGTGAAGGCATTGTATTTTTTGTTGCAGAAACATACAAATCTAACATTGCCAAGATTGGCTACAGCACAGATACTAATATAAAAAAACTATACGACAACACCCAGTCCATGAGACTTCCTTCTATCATTGCTTTCTATTCAATCGATGTCGTGCGTGATGAACTTCTCATTCTAAGAAAGCTGAAGGAAAATGACCTGTTGCTTGCAAACAACATGGTCAAGAATGCAAATGACACAATTGACATTTTCACTGGGTTTTTCAAGGAGAAACTCTCAAACGAACCCCCGCAGGTAATCGACGAGACTACCAAGAGAATGATTGACAAAATGCTGGCCGACTCTGATGATGGCGAATAGAGTGTTCGTGTTTTTATGATATTTAAAATGTCTATTCCTGTAAGATAAAGATGAATATTTGCGCCGTCGATCCCGGAACCAAGAACCTTGCTCTATGTGCTATAACCCCAGAAGGAAAAGTTGTTCATTGGGATGTCATTTCTATCAGTCCGGACCCCAAGGGTATCTACGAAGGCCTGGAAAAGATAAAGTTCTCTGAATGGGTAAAGGAGTCAAGTGACGTCGTAGTAGAACGCCAACCATCAAAGAACCCTCGGGCGGTCAGAATTCAGCATTACATCGAAATGTATGCAGCAAGCAATGATGGACGCATGTATTGCATCGATCCAAAACACAAACTGAGTTACGCCTCTACCACCGAATGGTGGCCGCAGCGAGACATCACAAACTGGAACTACAACGAACGCAAGAAACTGTCTGTGGAAACCGTAAAAGAGTATTTGAAGACCACCGACCAAGACCAAGAGTTCATCGAGCTTTTTGACAAGTCCAAGAAGAAAGATGACTTGGCCGATAGTCTGCTCCATGCTCTGGCGTTCATCCACAACATCAAACCATCTCTCAAAGAAACCAGAACACCAATGGCAGTGCGCAACATCAAACCAAAGAAACCAATGGAGTCGCAAATGAAATCGGGCAAGTTTTCTCAGGCAGGTCTTAAATTCCTGGCAAAGGGACTGCTCACTTCCTTTGACGCTTTCGAAGCCAAGGTCAGTGACATCCATGGTTTCTGTACATCGGCTTCAAAACATTTCGAAACTCTTGACAATGCATACATACAATTAGGCGGTAAGCTTTAAATAATAATATTTATATAAATAAATGCGTCTGACACACATGCAACTAATCCTTGCATCTGCCCTTGCTCTGGTTATAATTTTGATTGTGCTTACAATGCTTCTCAAGAAGCCAAAGAAGGAGAACTTTAGTTTTGGAGACGTCTTCAATAAGGTAAAGGATGTTGGAAAGAAAGTCGGCAATGTCGCCAAGGACGGTTTCAACGCGGCCAAGAACGTTGTAGCACCAAACTCATATCAACCTACGTACACGAACAGAATTTTTTACAAAAATTTGTGGGCATGCCCTCCGGGAACTGTAGACGTTGGGGACGAAGCACGCCAGTGCCTTACCAGTGCGTATGGTCCTCAAATATGGCGCGCGGATGCAGGTGGCACCTGGGGTTGGTCTTGCCCCAACGGAACTTCACTTGTAAACACGGGAGATTGGAACCAAAAATGTGCAAGGGGGTTCAGTCAGCGGAAATTGATCGGAGGCACTTGGAAATGCTACGACACCGAGGTCGACACTGGAAAAACTTGGGAAAATTCTGACTACTACGCTGCTCAGCAGCAATGTGCAACTGGTGACGATGCTTCATTTACAACCAGAATATATGATGGAAAAAACTGGGTATGTCCGTCGGGATCTACAGACACAGGGTTCACGTGGAACGATGGAGCTCTTGGAAGCAAGCAATGTAAGATTTCACCTGGAAATTAATTTAGTGGTTCACGAGACCACTTGAAACCATACGCTGTTTTACGCTTTCCTAGAGCACATTCATTTATCTTAGCAATACCATTTTTCTTGTTCAAACGTCGAGCAGCAATTCCTCCTGAGTCAAAGGATTGAATGAAATTGCCTTGAAGATCATATTGATACACCTTTTTTGAATTATGAGTTTCAGTACCAGTTTTTCCATACATATTATTTTTTTCACCTTTTTTGGAGTCGCTCATTTTTTGTCTACTTTCTTCACTTGCTGTCTTACCAAGATTGGCTTCACGAAGTTTTTGCTTGGTCTCTTCACTTAGAGTCTTACCAAGATTGGCTTCACGAAGTTTTTCTTTTGTTTCTTCTGAACGTGCTTTTCCATACATATTATTTTTTTCACCTTTTTTGGAGTCGCTCATTTTTTGTCTACTTTCTTCACTTGGCCTTCCCGTGGCACCACCACCTTCCCGAAGATTATAACCACCAGGTGACAGAGTTCCTAGCAATGCCACGAGCATCTCCTCATAGAAATTGAGGTCCTCATCCGGAACCTCGTACCATTCCTTTTCCACTTTTTCCCATCCGTACTTTTGGATGGCATTGTATACTGCCACACAGTTGCTGCTTGGCAATCGGTGCCCTTCCAAACGTTTATGTATGTCACGAATAGTTTGTCCAATGTAACTCTTTTTTGATGGGAAAGTGAGCCTGTAAATGAAACCCATTGAAGACTATGATTGCTCTGTAGCATTTACATTGTATTTTGTCGATATACATTAAATGACAACCCAAAAATAACCGTCATAACTAACGCCATCGCGCAGCGCAGCATGAATACAAGAACGCTCAACGGGATCATTCGTGATTGACTTGACGGACGAAAACTTTGTGAAACAAAACTTTGTCTCACAAAATCTGACGATAGTTCCAGCAACTTCAATGGCTTCAAAATTCGTGTCTCGTTGGTTCCGCACTTTTGCCCTGGCAACTACTGTAGCAGGTTTCTTCTTGGCCTTTGAGCGTTCCTTTGCAATACGCGCCATATGTTTCTTGTACGAAAACCACTGATCGTCGTCCATGACGATGCACTTTTCTGTGTCATCATCCATCATTTCAAAAATAGGGTGAGATGTCATCAATGACTTTATGTGATGAACAAGCGCGGATGTATCATCCACCACTGAACCAACGTTGATGTCAGGCTCTGTTTTCATGACAAGGCGAACCATTTTGTCTATAATCACGGTTTGTGATACAAGTAGATTTTGTCGATATATATGTATATCGACGAAAACTGAAACTGACTGGTGTGCTACTTGGTGATAGGTTTCACCTTCTTGAGATACAGATTCTGGTGCTCAATGGACCACCGTTTAAACTTGAGAAAGAGAGAAGGAGGAGGAACTACGTAAATAGTTTTGGCGGTTGGTGTTTTGATGTACGCGAAATTGCGATAGACGTCCCACTGAGTTGCCATTTGACTTATCACACTGATTTATTTATTTTATACCTTTTTAGTGTCCGTGGTCAAATGACACGTATATCGACAAAACCGAGTTTCACTGGTCATAGAGATTTTTTTATGTTTTGTTACAAGTGTTTATTGGTCAAGTTTATTTGATCAAGATATCGAAGTTGTTCTTTTTTGTGATAGAATCCTACATACTTTTTTAGAAGGAATGTTTTTAAGAGTTTGTAATTTGTGTTTGTTCTCCAATTTTGCAATGACATATGAAACATTGCATTTTCTGTTGCATTGCATTTTATGGCAATTTTGAGATGTTGTTCTAACATAGAATATCTATCATATATCCATTTTGATATTCTACGGATAGCGTCAAATTTACCAGAAATCTTCTGACCATGCAAATCTAAATATGCCTGGTAGACATGGAATAATTCATCCATTTGTTTTGATGTAAAGTATATCTGATGGATATGGGTCACTAGATTTTTCAAAGCTGCAAATCCTTTTTTATTATCTTTCAACCATCTGTTCTTTTCTTCACGATATAAAATTTGTTTTTCCTTAGACTCACCTCTTTGTAACTCCATTGGTTTTGTAGAGCAGATAGGGCCATTTTTTATATATATGTCCATGAATGACCCCGGTCTATCCAGTTCTCCTATCCTGTCCAAGATAGACCTAAAATTCCAAACTATTACCGACTCAATTTTTGTAAATTCTTGTGCCATCAAAGTGTCGTGTACTTTCAGTTCTTGTCTATGTAAGTATGGGAGATTATACTTGAGACGCACGTCCAATAATTTCATATTCTTGCTCCTTGGCATGTGTTCTTTGAATAAGATTTTTTTGGTCTTCTGCAACTCATTGATTTTTCTTTTCAAAACAGGTTTTCCGTGCGACAGCTTATTCCTATGACCTGTTTGAAATAATCTTGCTGCTGGGATAATACGTGTTGTGGTATGATGACTACCAGGCGCGTATAGATAACCTATGTTATGTGATACACTTTCTAGATCTTCTTTCAGAGTCATCTTTATTACTCCACTGTATTTTTTCTGTCCAGATAACGCAATATTAACGTATCAAGCTTCATGTATATCGACAAAACTAAGATATTACCATTTCTGAAACTTGAAGCGTAGACACAATGAAGATCACAATCGCCGCCCTCCAGTTTTCAGTAACCAAGAATGTCGAGGACAACCTGCGCACTGCAGAGCGCATGGTGAGGAACGCGGCGGCCAACGGTGCCAATGTCATTGTGCTTCCGGAGCTTTTTTCAACCAGATATTTTTGCCAGGAACAAAATCAGAAATGGTTTGCGCTCGCCGAGCGAATTGATTGCGATATGGTGTTCAGATTCAAAAAACTTGCGCAAGAACTTGGCGTGGTAATCCCAATTTCCTTTTTTGAGCGAGTAGTCAACTCTTATTATAACACGGTTGTTGTAGCGGATGCCGATGGCTCGATTGCCGGAGTGTATCGTAAGACACACATCCCTCAGGGGGACTGCTACAACGAAAAGTATTACTTTACCCCCGATGACAATGAGTACGAGGTTTTCAACACCAAGTTTGGAAATCTAGGTGTCTTGATCTGCTGGGATCAATGGAACCCAGAGGCGGCACGCTGTCTGGCTCTTGGCGGCGCTGACTTCATTGTGTACCCCACTGCCATCGGATCAGAGCCCGCCTTTCCCAATGGCGAATCATATCTGCACTGGTCGCGCGCCATACAAGGACATTCGGCAGCAAGCGGTATTCCTGTGATTGTTGCCAACCGCATTGGGCGCGAAAGGTTTGGTAAGTCAAAGATTGATTTCTATGGTGGTTCCTTCGCAACCAACAACAAGGGCGAGGTGGTTTCTCAGGTAGGCGGGGAGCCACAAAAGAATGGGGGTGTAGATCCAGAACCCGTATACATGAAGGGGCATGTCAAAATTACCATTGACACCGATGAAAATGATATGTTCCGTGCTGGTTGGGGCCTGCTTCGCGACCGCCGCCCGGAACTGTATGGTCGTCTTGTCATTTAGCGCATATCGACATTCATAAAAATATAATGGAATTTTTATTGTAATTAACCATATGGGTTTCATTTATATGCTCACTTTTCCATCAAAAAAGAGTTATATTGGCCAAACAATTCGTGACATACATAAACGTTTGGAAGAACACCAATTGCCAAACAGCAAATGTGTGGCAGTATATAATGCCATCCAAAAGTACGGTTGGGAAAAAGTGAAGATAGACTGGTACGAGGTCCCTGATGAGGACCTGAACAAGCACGAGGAACTTATGGTAGAAGTGCTCGGAACTCTGTCTCCTGGTGGATACAATCTCATGGAAGGCGGCGGCTCCGCTGGCAAGCCAAGTGAGGAAACCAAGCAAAAAATGAGCGAAGCACAGGCCGGTGAGAAGGCTTATTGGTATGGGAAGATCGGTGAGAAGCATCACACTGAGGAAAGCAAGCAAAAAATCAGAGAAGCAAAATCCGGTGAGAAGAATCCTAAATCTAAGAAAGTGTATCAATACAATCTTGATGGCACATATGTGAATGATTTTGCCTCGAGTGGAGAAGCGGCACGAGCTCTTGGAAAGAGCAGAGGGTCTTTGATAAGTATGTGTGCTGGAGGAAAAGGCAAACGCAAAACAGCGTATGGTTTCAAGTGGTCTCGAGAAAAGTTTGTAATTATATAAAATATCATAGTATATGTAATAATGTTCGGCAACAAGAAACTCAGACAGGAAAGAGATATTGCTCAGGAGCGCATACGCCAAATGACCAAGGAACTGGAACAAGAGCGCATAGTTCGCTCTGTATTTCAATTGGCGTCTACTGCTCTGTTTATAACGTCTGTGAACTTGACACAGTAAATCAGATTCTGTTATTGTTTTAATCTTGTGTGTTGGTATATCATATGATTTCTCGCGTTATTTCGTTCTTCAAGAAGACATCTACGCTGACGCATCAAGAGATGCTTTTTTCATTGTCATTTGACCAAGGTGTCTCTGTACATTATAAGTATGCAGTTTCCTGACAACATCATATAACAATGATGCTCAAGACAGTCCTCCTCCTGGCTTTTGTCTCCATGGCGAACGCAGACTTCAAGATCTACAACAACTGTCCAAAGCCCGTTCTTGTTGGTCAGATGACTCTGGATTCTTATCTGAACTGCAATGTGCGTCCAACAACAATCCCTAAGAAAGGAACACTGGTGGTCAAGTCTGAAGATTTCAGCGAGATCTATTTCTTTGCACGTGGCGTGGCAAAGGTCTTCAACACAAAGTCAGCAAAGTGCGAGCCGATCACCCAGTGGACAGTGGACAGCCTTGTCGATGACCATGCCGGGTTTGCTGATGAGAAGTGCTACTCCCCCATGTTTCACACGAGGAAATACAACCTGATTGTTGCGGACGTGCGTCTATGTGGCTGCAATTAAATCATTGTAAAATCCGTATCTGTTGGTTTTCATAATCCTTGAACAGAACTTGACGCTTTGTAATGTTATAATATGCCGTATAGATACTCGTTTCATAATTATCCTTTCTCGTTTTGGGATCTCTTGAGACTACTACTCCCTTGGGTATATCAAAGTTATTCAGACAATGTATGAGCAAGTTGATTGCTTCTTCGCCATTGTTTGGTTTGACTACAGTGTCGGAAAAAAATGCCAATCTCGCAAAACGACTCTTGCTGGTGAAGTCGCCCGGGAGGCCTATGGCGCCAGACCCCTGGGAATCAGCATTGGGGTTGCTGTATTGTGATACATTGGCAAGCACCTTTTCTGCCTCGTCCAAATGTTCTGGGAACGAAGGGGAGTTTGTGAAAACCCCAATGTCATTGCGGTACACATTTAGTCTCCCATTTGCTGGCTCCAGAACCAATGATGTTCCCGTCGCATCTGTTACAAACCAGTGCATCCCTGGGGTTCCTTCAAAAGGTGGATAATTTTCGTCTATCATATTCACCGTGGGTACCAAGAACTCGACATCGCTGCAATTTCTGCATCTCTCCAATATCATCATTGAAAGATCTGTTGGTTTGACATTTATCTTGGTCATTGTCACGGGAGCGTACGTAGCGCACTTGGGAAAGTAAAATACAAACACGACCAGACCGGACAAATTCATTCCATCCAGTATCTTGTTATCCGGGGTAGACGTTCCCTTGATGGCAGTCGTCTTGAATTTCTTGAACTTTAGGATGTTCTGGCCAAATTCCATCGTGCGGCCCACAACCACTGTTCCATCCTTGGCAATGAAGCGAATGCCACTGCACATGTTTTAACTTAACAATATTATTTTAAATGAAAAAATATTGTTTTAAATGAAAAAATGACCATAATTCTCCTCATGCGTCATGGAGAAAAATTAGATAGCGAACTTTCTGAAAAGGGACACATCCGCGCCGATTATCTTCCAGAATATTTTCTCAAACACCGTCCCAAGGGAGTCCCATTGCCAACACACCTGGTTTCCATGAAACCAAATAAACCTTCATCTTCCAGGCGCTGCATAGACACTCTCATCCCCATGATGCGGGACTTTCGAATGACATTACATGTAGAATTTAAGAGAGAAGAAGTAAAAGAGCTTGTAAACTATAGCCTCGACCTACCTCGAGACTCTGTGGTTCTTGTGTGCTGGGAACATCGCTATATTGTCAACATTGCTCGAGAGTTCGGGTTCCCAGTATTGAATTGGAACGATACTCCGATCACAAATGATGAAGACACCAAACAGTACAATATTCTGTGGAAAATCGAGAACAATGAGTTCAAGAGTTTCCTGACATTTGACATAGAATATAAATCACCATCTGTATATCTGCACCCACTGCAACAGGAATACACAAACCAAAATTATCCTTGGAGCATCCTATCACGTAAATTGTCATTTTGGAGAGCTCACTGACTAACAAAAGTTTATTTTGGCGTGAAAAGCTTCTTGACATATATTTTCTTCGCGGTGGCGGCGTCTTTGACATACGTGCGCCCCTTCGAATCCTTGAACACTCTGCGTTTCTTAGCGTCAATCTTGCCTGTATTGACCATAGGGCTTTTGGCGACACTGGTTGGCCCTGCACCAAGAGGATTGGCTTTTGGTGTGAAAAGCTTCTTGACGTATATTTTCTTCGCGGTGGCGGCGTCTTTAACATACGTGCGCCCCTTCGAATCCTTGAACACTTTGCGTTTCTTAGCGTCAATCTTGCCCGTATCGATATTGCCCGTATCAATATTGCCCATATCTTTTTTGCCCATATCAATATTACCCGTATCTTTTTTGCCAGTGGAGATCACTGGACTTTTGGCAACAAGAGGCGGTGTTACTTTCGGATAATCTTGCACGCCCCATTCCACGGTTCTAAATTTTGATATCAACATACGGTTTTGCTTACGTATCTTATTCCACAACTCCTTTAACATCGTTGTTTCAGAACTATATTCTTCAAATCCTCTTTTCAATATAATTGTATTAGAGTACTCTTTGATAGTTTTACCGCCATTCATCTTTACTTCCATCCACACTTCGGCCAAAGATCTATTCGAACCAGAACTCAAGATTCCAGATATATAAGATGCAATTTGTTTTCTGAAGCTATCCGGCAATACAATAGAGAAACCAAAATCTATTATTTTGGGATTTTTCCCTTCTTTGGTAACCATGATATTACTTTTATGTAAATCAGCGTGGACATAACCAGCAAGCCACAACGAACATATGGCGCGTTCTA